AGCGGAGAAAGAATGTCCTGCTCCAGCACCACCAGTATTCTTGGCAACCATCTCAATACTGAATAATCCACCATCAGTATTGGTATAGGTATGCGATGGGGTAGAATCACTTGTTGTTTCTAATGCCGATCCATCTCCCCAGTCAATCTCAAAACTATTTGCATTACCATCAAATCCAGTGCTTAGTGTGATAGAAAATGGTGCGCCGCCAGCAGTTGAATTTGCAGTAAATGCAAGTCCAGAAACTGCTGTGTTCCTCATTATGTTGAGGGCAAGTTCATTCAAATCATCAATACTATCACTAATTTTAGTTGTACTTGTAAATGTGTTTAAAGCAGCGGGTGATGTGTAACTTCCATCGGTTGGAGAACCTAATGTCATTGCTGAACCTTCGCCAGCAATGGTAATATCCACAGTATCAGTGTCTGCATTATATGCAAATGTATTACCCGCGCCAATGAAATTCAGATTCTGAACAGGGCCTGTGGTAATTACATTTCCTGAAGAATTAATGCCAATATTAAATCCACCAGTAGCAGTTACAATGCCGGTGATATTTAAATCAGATGAAAACTCAGCGCCCCAAGAAAGGTTTCCTGATGCATCTGTGATAAGTAGTTTTCCTGCTTGAGGAGTTTCTGGGAAAGTGTAAGTGGTTACACCACTAAGAGTTGCAGGAGCTCTTAAGTTAATGCTGTTAGAGCCGTCTTTATCAACAAGCTTGAACTCTAAAGGATTGGTGCCATCCTCTCTACCCCAATACCTACCTGAACCATAAAACTGGTTTGTGGCGGTTTCTGACGATAAACCGATGTATAAATCGTATTTGTCAGTGGTAAAGCCAGGTTCACCTACCCTAAGTCCAGGTAGATTAGCAAACGCACCTCTCTTAAACTGAAGTACTGGAGAAGTCATTTAACCTATGATTTTTCTTGTTACTATTTAGATATTTTTAAAACGAGCCGCCGTCAAGATCAATTTTGTTATCAAGATCAACATCAAGTTGATCGACAAAGGAATCGGGAAGATCAGCATCAGCAGCAGCGTTGGTGAGAACTGTATCTGCAGGAATTAACTCAAATTTTGCACTTGTAGCGTTATATGCTAATACAAATTTATCAGATCCGGGTAAATTGGAAACTGAAACGTCTGCAAGTTCTGATAGGTTCTCCGCCACTACGGTTTTCTCCTGAGTTACGGTAAATTTTTTAGTTCCTGATCTTTTTACTAAGTAATCTGGCATTTGTTTACCCTATAGTGGTATTTATGATATACCTGCAGTAACTAGTGCCATTCCCTGAATGACTCTTGTTTTGTCACCACCCGCTGCAGTCAACAAGATATCATAAAGATATCTTCCCGATTCCATTGTTGCTGTAGTCTCATCAGTCATGGAAATAGTAATTTTTCCAGTTGAAGATTCAATGGAAGTAGAAAAAGTGTATGCTGTTCCTGCAGTAGGATGCTTTTTTGCTTTCGCAACAGCACTTGCACTACTCATATTAAACACGGAACCATCACTATTTGTAATAGTAAAGGTTGATGTAAAGTCCGCACCTTGTTCAATTTCTATGTTTACTGCAGGTACTGCCATGACACTTTTTTAACTATTTATTTTCTTTGTTTTGCTTCAATAATTTAGCAAGATCAGCGGTAGATCCAACAAAGAGTGCATTTGTAACATTTGTTGGGCCTTTTGATGAAGATTCTTCTTCAACATCTTTTAATTTCTTTTGAAGATCAAGAAGTTTATCAGTTGCATCGGCAACGCTCTTGATTAACTGTCCAGCAACTTCATACGCTCTTGCCTGTTCAGTTTCTTGTGCTAATTCAAGAATACCGTTAACTGCTTCTTGCCCCTTTTCAATTAAAGAATAAAGATTTCCTCTTGTGTACTCATAATCCTTTCTAGTATCAGACTTTATTGCATCTACTTCTTTCTTAACAGGTTTTACTTGTTCGGGTTCGCTTGATACAATTTCACTTGACACATCAAATGCTTCGTTTAAATTGTCAAAGCTCATGATACTGCTCCATCGAATCCGAAGTCATCACCAACTTCAATAAGGGCATCATCCGCATCAGTGATAACATTAACTGCAGTTCCACGAACATGTGATCCAGTGATAGTTCCATCCTGTCCTCTTTTTGTAAAAAGAGTATTTCCTTCTTTTCTATCTACGTATATTGATTCGTTATTGATATTAATGTATGTGTTTTCTGCAATGTTATTTGCATCAGTAACTTGTATGATATTAGTTGTTGTACCAATATCTTGTGCTAAGTTTGTAACAACATTACCGGTATAACTTTGTGTTGCTCTTGGAACAACAGTATAAGTGAGATCTCTGGTAGGTGTAGAAGAATCGTCTTGAACATATCCAACTTGTACTTTTTTGATAAGATCTCTGGATGCTTTTGAGGTATCTCCAACTGGGCCAAAAAGGAATGTTTTGGCAGTAAATCTTATCGTATAAAGTAGAGAGCGTCTTGTGCTATAGTTCCCCTCATAATCATCTTGCATTGTGATATTTTCGATCACAATAGGAATATCTCTCTTTTCTCCAATAGTATCGACTAAATTTACTGAAAGTGTGTAAGCTGGTTGAAAATATGGTAAGATCTGTTCAACAATCTGAAGCATATCATCATTCAACTTAGTGAATATTGATAATTCAAATGACATATTATATGGAACAGGCATATAGGTTTTTCTGATTGCCGTTGCAATACCTACAGTCTGTGTTTTGAACGTTTGAGTAGTAGTAACTTTTCTCGTACCATCATATTGTAGTCCTGTAAATTCAAAGGACATTCTTGGAAGAGTAATCGACGTTGGTTTGTTAAGATCTGGCGATTGCTCTAATCTTGCTAAAAACTTTTGAGTTGGCCCATATGCTAAAGGTACTTTGATCTCTTCAGATACGTTACCAGCGGAATCGAGATGCTTAATATCAATCCCATTAAAAAGACTTCCGAACGCAATAATCGTTCGTCTTAAAATTTCATGGTAAAAGTATTCAAACATACAGATGCCTTATGTAACTTTATTTAGGGTTAAGGATTCCCAAATGGATTTGATTCTGAGAAATCTAAAATTCCATCATTAGCAAAAGTTTCAAAGGTATCATTGTCTGGGTAATTATTTACAGTGTTATCATCCTCATAAACGTTTATCACATAAGATGCGCTACTTGCTGAACCCACAATAGTCTCTCCAGGTAAGAAGTCTCCTGTAGTATTAGAGTAAGTTAAAACGTTAGTAACAGTATTCCACGTCTTAACAATTCCTGTTACACCACTTGTAGATCCTGTAATAGTTTCCGATCTAACGAATGTTCCAACTCCAGCAGTAGGTGGATCTGAAAGTGTGATTGTAGGAGCAGTTGTGTATCCAGCACCAGCGTTGGTGATATAAATTGCAGAGACTGTTCCGGCAGCAGAAACCACAGCGACACCAGTAGCAGTTGTTCCACCAGCACCTGGACTACTAAAGGTAACAGTAGGAGCAGACACATATCCACCACCTCCACTAGTAACAGTTACAATACCTACAGTATTATCAGAAATTCTAGTGGTTGCAGCTGCTCCAACGCCAGGATTAGTATTAACACCAACAAATGCAATACCTGGATTTGAAGTATATCCTGCACCAGGATCAATCATCATAACTCCTTGAACAACGGAACCTATTTCTGTTCCATCACAATTAACAATATCGTCACGTAAGGTAGATATTCCAGTTGCTGTGGTTCCTGATATAGGAGATGAAATAAAAACGCTGGGTGGATAATTATATTTTTCTCCTCTGTTTGTAATAATGATCCTGCTGATAGCTCCGCTTTCAACTCTTCCAGAGATAGCGGTTGCGGTAGAACCTGATCCGACAAGAGTGAGAGATCTGATATTTCCCTCTGTATCGAAAGAGTCATCGATTTCTTCAATACCAGTATCCAATATTTCATCTTCCCCTCTGAATAGTTCACATGTTAATTCGTAAACGTAATTTTTTTGTAACTGATAAAAAGGTTTCTCATGTTCAACAAACTTTATTTCAAAAAGTCTGTCTCCAAGTGGGAAATAAATTAAATCACCCTCTTTCGGACGAGTCGCAAGTTCAATTAGAGGCAAATTTGTGATTAAAGGTGTGATATATGTTTCAAATCTTTCTTGAGAGATAATTAACTTAATTTCGGACGTTTGTTGAACTCCAAATTTTGATAAAAGAACAGTATTATCTCCATATCCATCAAAATTGTCAACATATGCCTCAATAGGATATGATTGATTGAATTCGGATTCAATGACTTCGCGAATAATTGAACTTTTTGTTGCATATTGTCTTGGTAAGTAAAATACCTCAACACCATACATTCTCAACTGTTCGTTAATCAAGTCTTGAACAAGATTTTGCTCTCCTTGAGAACCTTGTAAGAAAAAAGGATTTAATACCATCAGCCTATCATGTCAAGGGGTGGAAGTTCATAAGTATTAGACATTTTTTCCATGATTTTGTCTAAATCATTCTGTCCATCTTCATAAATTTGCCTTCCGTTTAGTTCCACTCCACCAGGTAGTTTAACTCCTTGAAACTTCATAAGATTTTGTCCCCACTGACGTTTAATTAAGGCAGTCAGATACGGTTTGATGAAAGAGTCATTGTAAACTCTTGCATAGTCGTTTGGATCAACAGTTCTAAAACAATCGATAATTATATATTCCCCTGCAGTAACACTTCCCCAGTCAATATCAAGATATAACCTATCCATTCTTTGATTAAATCTTATCTGCTTATGAGTATTCAGCAAGAAATCAAGATCTTCAAGATATGTCTTTGTCATAGCATATGACAACAATTCAGTATTCCCGAAGAAATAAACATCATTTAAAAATAATTGATATTTCACACTAAACATATTGTTTGTGATTGAATTTCCACCGGAAAATTGAAATATCTTGTTAACTCCTATAACAGAAGGAGGAATTTGTAAATAATTACTATTTTCTTTATAAGAGAAAGTTGCAGAAGCACCATCAATCGTAGATGAAGCGGTGGTTGTTACGATACCTGCTTGGGTTACAGATGAGGAGGGACTTCTACCTCTATTAATATCATCTTGAGTTATTTGATATTTTAGAAATACTTGTCCTACCCCATCGAAATGTCTTTCGTGAAAATATTGAATGGCATCGTCAACTAAGTCCTCGATTTGCTCATCAGCAACATTAATTTCGAGAACAGGAGCACCTAACTTTCTTTTGCAGTAGTCTACTAACTCCGCTCTAGTTGATGGTTGAGCCATATCTATATTTTTTAAGTATTTATGGATCTATGTTAATTACTGACAAAGTCTCTTGCTGCTTATAATAAAGTTTAACAAAAGATTTAGCAATACTTCTCAACATATCTCGATCGTCACATCCATCTATTTCCGATGCAATTTTAGTATATTCAAAACTTTTAGTTAAGTTTTTGAGTTCAATTTTATCGGGATCCATTGAGTGCCTCCTTGATTAGCAGTTTTAACTCAGAGATTTCACTATGAATATTAGCAAGATCTCTCTCAACATTCTGTATTCTAGTACTCTCTTCATGTTTGATGGTTTTATTCGTCATATAAGAAGAGAAACCAGATTTATCATTATTAATTATTGCTCCAGTTTCTCTGTCTCTGAGGAGGTTATTATGCCCCTCAACTTTAATGTGTTTCATTATGCAAGTGCTATCACTCTAAGGTTTCTAATCTTTGGCGGATTTGCCTGGTTATTAGATGTGAGGAGAAGTTTAATTCTATATGACTTGAAAGATGGAAGTTCATCAATTGTAAATGTATGTTCCCTATAATCTTCTGCGGGTGAAACTTTGGAATCGGAAGATCCATCATTATTTGCTACATCAATAATTTGTCCTCTCTCATCAATATTATTAAATCCAGGGAATAATTCATAGATGGGATTAAAGTTCTGATGATCAGAAATTGCAAATAATCCTCTAATATCAGCATCTCTATCCTTGTAAACATCAACTATAATTTTTAGTGATGTTGCTGGATTTTCTAATGAAATTTCTTTAGAAAGATATTGGAAAGCAGTTGGATCTGTATCAATACCATTAACTCTATTATCAGTTATAAAATCAGTAATTACACTATTAACGCGGTTTGAAGTAGTAAGAACACTCATTCTCTGAGTATCAACGACAGGTGAAACCCTGGAATCCGTGGTTCCAAGATTAAGTCTCATTGTCATTGACTTATTACCAGGTAAAGTAGTAAGTTTTGCATCCTCATTTACCTTAGAGGCAATAATTCTTGGAGTTGAGAAATAATTTGATTTTGAAATTGAAATCGCTTCAAATCCTTGATCAATGAAGGGAATATCGTTCCCACTAATAGAGGAACCAGAAATAGTTCTTACTTCGGCATTGATATTTGTATTTTTTACTGTTAAGTGTCCAATTTGAGGTGTTAAAATCTCAAAAGGCATATTTTGAGTGGCTTTAGTTTTAGATCCACCAGTAGATTTAGTTTCATTCATGTAAAGGATTGGGAAACTCTCTCCGGTTGAACGTCCAACACCACTTGTTCCCATGTCAAGTTTTACCTTATACGTATCAAATGTACGCGGTTCTGTTGCAGTTACATTGTTAAGATCATGAGTTTTATTAATTCTTCTGAGAGATACACCACCAAGTTCATACTTATGAACTTTAGTTCCTTCAAGATAGTTCTTTGCAATTGTACTGTCGATACCTCTTTCGGTAATGGTAATAGAGGTTCCAGAGGCAGATTCATACGAAATAATTTCTTCACCAATTCTTAGATAACCTACATTAGTAGTTCCTACTCCAACATTCTCAAATATATCAAATCCAGTCGTTGCATCTACAGAAATGGTTGATGTCGAAGAAGCGTCTAATGCTGCTGCCAATTTAACAGGGAGAATGTCCGACTCAACGTCGGAGATTGCCACTCTATTATCAGCAAAGTACATACCATGATTTTTATGATTCACTGTAAAGTGAACTCCATCAGAAATGACATTGTTGATGCCGTCAATTAAAACATTTCCACCTGTAGCATAATTAAGAGCAGTTGTAATTCCGTTATTTTTAACAAACTGAAGCGAGTGCCCAACACCTGTAACAAAGTCCCCTTGAACATTATCTAAGATAATCTCGTTAGTATTGGCAATTGAAACTAATGAAAGTCTAAGATTTCTTCCGAGATTATTATTACCTATTGTAGAGACTCCTAATACATCACCGACAACATAACCTTGTCCCCCACTTGCTGCAACATTTTCAGAAATTGTAGCAGCGATAGCAACTCCATTTTCAACAAAAATGTCTGCTTTTGCGTTTCTTCCACTACTGGTAATATTTACAAGTTCAACTCCGTTAAAACCATAATCACCTGAGGAGGGGGTTAATCCTATACCAGCATTTATGATGTTTAAATTTCCTGTGGCAATACCCGCATTTCCAATGTAATTACCAGATGCATTATTACCACTTTGCGATATAGTATTTCCTAATGTTAATACCTCATCCTGAAGTGTAGATCCAATACCAATACGAACAGATCTGGATGTAAGACTGATTGGGTTAGGAAGAAGTTTTGCTATTTGCTTATTACCAGTATTGAGTCTAGGACTGTAGATTTCAAATGAACCATCACTGACAAATTCAGCTCTGTAAGCGGTGAATTTAAGATCTTCCCATTGACTTGGTTCCCAGACAGATCCATTTTGTGATTTGTAAAGTGATCCAAGATAAGGTTGATTAGATACTGAAGTCTGAGTTAATTTATCATTTTCACCTACCCTTGAAATGAAGACTTTATATCTCGCAGAAGCGGATCTGAGAACCATTGCATATTGAATGGCAGGTTCGAGATAGACGGGTGCAGGTAAAACAAATGTTGTGGCTTTAGATCCATCATCACTTACTTCAATATCTTTAGGATGGAGTATTTTCTGCGATAACGGAAGAATTTTTGTGGTTGGAACACCATTTTGTGTGGTTCTTAATTCAAAAATCACCGGTATATCAAGATTATCAACTTGCTCGAAGAAAATATCGCACTTCGTGAAGAAAATACCAGTTTTATCTTCTACTACAAACGTTTGAGCGAGAGGATCAGGTGGATTAGTGGTTTCAGTATCAGTAGAAACAACTTCTGATGATACTATTTCCGTGTCCACAGTTGTATTTACTCGTTCTATATCCCTTTCATCATTAAGATCCTGAGATTGAATTACGGCATTTCTAACTGAAACGATATTTTCTTGAACAGTTTCAATGATACCACTTATTAAGAATGTTGAAGTTGCACGAGTAGATGCATTTCTGATATCATTATTATCATCATCAATAAAAGTAAGAACTTTTGTACCTGTTTCAAATCTAGGATTAGTGTCAATGTTGGGATCGGGTATGAATAGACTTCCAATTAAGGTAGCACTGCTATCAGATACTAATCTTACTTGCGAAACAGTTGCCTGAGCACCACTTGTCTCACCTACCAAAATCATTTCAGGCGAAACACTACCAATAAATTCGGATTGTGGTTGTTCACAAAGCGCAAATGTATCTATATTGAGAATAGTAGAGGTTGACGAATAAGCACTTGGAAGAGTTTGATCTTTGTTGTAAGGATTTTTAGTAAAAACTTCACTTGCTGAATCAAATGTTCCGGATTTATGATTTGCTTGAGCTAACCTAAATGAGATTTCGCGATCTCCCTCAGAAGTTGATGTATCACCAACTGAACGCATGGAACCTTTTACAGTTTCTCCAACTTGGAAAGCACCTGAAATCATACTAATTTCAAGAAGTTTTGGAATACAATAGGAAGAAACGTCTACACCATCAAAGAATGCATAAACTTGTGTATTTGGTTTAAGTGAATTAATTGTGAATTCTATGTTTCTTGATCTTGCGAAAGATACAATATCTCTACTGATTACTCTATCTCCAAGAGATTCATTTTCAAATTGCTCAACAACTGCAGTTCTTGTTCCAGATCTAGTCGCTACTCCAGTTTCAAATAATTGACGTGTAGTATCCCTAAAAACAGTGGTGGTGGTAGTTCTTCCTACCGTAGAAATTGCTGTTCTATTTTCAGATCCTAAACGCGCTTCCTGTCCCGTCCAATTATTAACCCAAGTGTTCCAAATAGCTGGTGCAAACCCTGTTTGAGGATCAACATTGAGAGTTCTTGTTGCTCTCTCAAGAGTTTCGGCAAAATTTCCTTCTGTTTGAACAATATTTGCCTCAAGTCTGACTGGATCAACCCAAGAATCTGATTCTGGAACGAGTGTAAGAGCACCAACCCAGAATCCAATAATAAATGGTGTAACACTCTCAGTTCTTGTTCCAAATTTTTGTTCTAACCACTTTTCATCAGTATAGTCAAGTGTTACAATATCACCAGTCTTTTTGATATTAGTTCCATCTGGAGCTTGAGTCTTTAAGTCTCCGGATCCTGTCTTACTTATTGTTAAATCAGTTTGTGTCGTATAGTGACTTGGATGAGCCTCTTTTTGATTAAAATCAACACTATTTTTCAACTCAACAGATTCTTCTTGAGCAAGAAATGATGTAAAATTATCTACAAAGAATCCAGACTTAAATCTGTTTAATCCGTTTGCATCAGAAACAAACAAATTAGCCGTGTTTGTTTCAAGAAGGGAAAGTGATGTGAAGAACTCAAGATTCTTGATTCTATTTTCAAGTTGCTTGATATCAGTCATTCTGTAACGCTTATGTTCTAAGAATTTCTTAGAAGCG